ATGTTTTACATTGCTCCTGATTGTTTTACTTTATGTTTCGCAGCAACGTAAGCTGCAAACTCTGATTGGGTCATAATTGAATTGACCAATCCAATTTCTAATGCTTCATCTGCATCGAATGTTTCAGCATTCAAATCTTTAACAGATTGAATAGATAGACCTGTATGCTTACTTACGTGACTAACAAATTGATCATTGGCTTTGTTCACATCTTTCTGAATCTTAGCCAAGAACTCTGGCTTAAATGAACCATCTTCTTGGAACGGAACCTTTGCACTTCCAGATGTAATGTAAATGCGCTTAATACCAGCGTCAGTCATTGCTTTAGAGACGTCAGTAAGGGCTACTACACACCCAATACTACCTGTGATAGCATCAGGGTTGGAAACCACTTCATCACACATGCAAGCTAAAGCGTATGCTGCAGAACAGGCCATCTCTTGAACATATGCAACAAGTTCAATATTGTTTTCATCACATACTTTACGGATTTCAGCAGCCATCTCCCATATGTGACTTGCAATCCCCCCGGGAGAGTTAAATTCCATTACAATAGTTTTAACCCCAGCTTCTGCCATTTGTTCTACTTGGGAAAGTAGACCAGTGTAGGAACAACCTTGCACTTCACCGCACATACCAATTACAGGTTGGAAAGTCAATGCACCATTTACATGGATATAACCAAGACCATTTACGATATTTGCTGTTTCCTCTTGATCTTCATCTTCTTCCATGTTATCTTCAATGTCATCAAGCAATCCAAGATTGCGATGATCCAGATATGTCAATAGATGATCTAATGTGGATGGAAGGAGTAAATGTGGAAGGTTGTAAGCAGATTGAGTGAGCCTTAACAGGCTATGTTTCTTTGCCATTTAAAGGCTCCTTAACTATTCTCTGGATTTTTAACAACTTTATCTTGCTTAGGGGCTGAGTTTGCAGTACCATCTAATCCGCCAGTTGCAGAGGCATAGCCTTGACCGGAATTAGATTGATAACCAGTCATGATTGTTTCGTCTACAGGTTCATCTAGTGGACGTTGTGGAACACCCATACGCCTATTGATTAGATTTAATACTGGGCGAGTTTTTTCAACTAGGCCAACGGCAGCAGTCCTTTGTAAAAATTTTCCAAATTCATCAATATTCTGTTCATCAAAATCAGAGAATACAATCTTTGGTAATTCAGTGTCTGTCCAACCATTTAGTTTAAATGTCTGAGCAATTAAATCTTCATTGATGACAGCAGCAATTTCTTTCAATCTGTAAGATAGATGTAGAGACATAATATTTGTTCTACCTTCCGATACAGAGTAATTATCTGCGGCATTGCCAACAAGATAGAGTTGTGAACAACTCATTGCATTTAGAATATCTTCTTGTAAACTCTTACAGATAGATGGGACATCATATGCTTTGCCACCCTTAGACTCTAACAACTCCATTTTAAAAATTGGTTGCTTAGATTCAGGATCATACATTAGCGGCATTACAACTGAGCTTTGAGCGCCAGTAGTAAGATTTTCACCAATCTTTTTAAAGCTATCAGCTACCGCTTTCTCTTCAGGAGAAGCGTCAGGGCTTAGATACCTAGGGTGAATTCCAAAGCAAGGAACACCACCTAAATCTCTAGCTACACCAATCATTAACTGATTCTGTAATAGATCAAGTTTCTTGTATGCCGTATAAGCACCTTTTAGAATGCTTCGGCCCTCTGGATTTTCTTTTGTACTGTCGCAAGAGAAGAGTAGAAATTTTTCTCTAGGAATTTCAATAGTAGATTTACCTTGTGTTGCTAACATATATTTAGCTGAGTTCTTCACATTAGCTAAACTTTGTTCTACAGCAATAAGCTCTCTACCATCTTCTGAAAAAATCCAGTTATTAATAGTGGATTGGCTTCTTACTGGAAGTTTTCTCCAACCAATTAACCCATCATTATACTTACTACCATTTGATCTAAGTCTACGACGGAATACTTTCTCGTGAATTGCAAAGCCATAGTCTAAGTAGGAACATACTTCAGTAATAAAGCTTCCCCAACTATGTTCCATATCAGTTAGGCATGATTCAATAAATTTAGCTCTATCTTTTTGCTGCTGAGTAGCCCCAATTGGTGGCTCAATACTCCAATCAACTCGACCAAAGAGTGTTCGATATGCAAGTAATGCAGATGCCACTGTAGCATCATTACGCATTTCATCTACTACTTTGATAAATTGAGGGAATTGGAATAGCCTATTAGCTTCTTCAAGAATTTGTTTATTGCTAATTGTAAGGCCAGTGGTACCACTTTCAGATAATTTCAATCGAGGGATTACAGCATCAGCGTCAGCACTAAGGTTTGCTTGCTGCATTTCTTCTGCCATATATTAGGCTCCTTTATTTTGACATAATACAATGATTCTCTTATTTGTCAATAGTTATTTAATAATCATGCTAATCTTTGTGCTATGCTAGATTGCATCATATTTGGAAGTGTAAATGTAGGAATTTGAATTGATTTTGCAATCATATTAAATGCGTCAGAAGTGGCATCGACTTGATCGTCATGTCCTGATCTTCCACCGTTAAATGACTCCAACTCAGTAAAGAATGCATCATTCCAATCCCCACGAACTACTTTAACAGCTCCTGATTCTGCCATAGCAGCAAATGGTAAGAAACGCTGTATTTTTCCACTATGTCCACTCATCTTTGTACTTCTGGCGGCGATACCATGTTCAGCCAATTGCCGTACAAAGAACATATTTGCTGCGGCACCTCCAGAACCAGTATCCCTAACGATACCGACAACACAATCATCTATCCCATCAGCTTTAGCTGTGTTAATAACTTCTTTTAATACGCCATCTGTTTGTTTTCTAAATCTGTAAGCATCTTCAACATAGTATATTCCCATTCTGTCACGGCTAATTTTTATCCCAGCAGTATAATCAGGATCACGATTAGATTCAGATGGTACTGTAGCTGCGAAATCCCATGCCCTAACTCTTGCAACAACATTCACAGGTGCATAATCTACAATTTCACACCATTGTCTTTGAAAATACGAAGAAGCTACTTCACGTGCATACCAACTTCCAAGTAACAAACGCTCACGCTCAACCCTATCTAGATTTTCCAGACGGTCTAAATATTCTGGATTCCGTTTTATCATTACCGGATTAGAATAAATTGTTGCCGAAATAAATGTATATGTTTGTGGCTTTACATTTGGGCCACATTTATCTATAATCTCTTGTGCAGTATCTCCAAATACATAATCTCCGTTATACTGCGCATAATACCGCTCTTTGCCAGATAGCTCAGGAATAGGTATTCCAGTATCTTGATCTAAATATGGTTGCACAAATTTTAGTAAGAAACTTTCACGTAATGGATTACAAGTGCATACAAGCCTATGAGGGCCTTTAGCTTTTGAGCGGATACGTGATTCAAGGTAACTAACTTGTTTCTGTGAATGCCATTGAGCTTCATCGAAGCAGACGAAGCTATATTGACCACCGTCGAAGTTTTTTGTGTCAGCATCTGATTGGCACACTTTAAATTGAATTTGGGCACCACTTGGAAATACTATTACTAGATGTGGATGTTGTTTCGATTTAATTCCAAAAGGTGCATATAAATCAAGGGCTTCTTGCCAAAGCCCGCCGCTCTGTAAAAGTTGAGTGGATGACTGTCGGACGAACACTCCCCTAAAATGAGGGTCATGAATGAATTGAAGACAGTATAAAAGGGCTAAATAACTTTTACCGGAACCTGCCGGTGTGTTATGTGATTCGCTAAATCACTCTTGTGTTACCACAAGTGTCGGACTATATCTTAAAGGGCATTCTTACCCTTTCTCATCGTTTCAGCACCGCTTGATGCTTACTCTACTCCCTTCCACTAAAAAGTGTGGTTTCGATAGTCTCTTGGCATTTTGATTAGCACAGGATTACCCTCAAAAGAGGGCTTCCCTGTTTAGATGAGTGTTTTTAACGTGGAGGCACAGGATTTTCTACCACCACCGTAGATGCAAAATTTACTTGTATTTTGTAAGAAGGCTTTTTGTGTTTCGCTACATGGCCCAAGTTTTCGATTATCTTCCATTTATCTCTCTCAATTTAATGACCTACTTTTATTAATTAGTAAAACAAAACCCCTTGCCAATTACTTAGCAAGGGGCTATAATAACTGTGTAGATTCAACCACGCTATCCTGTCAATCTACTGATAATGCAATGTATCATTACCCTCTCCACGCCTAAGCCCGACAAAGCGTAGGAATTGCTCTTGTAGCATATCTTTGTTAAGATATTGTCGGCTATATACAGATAGTATAATGGAAACTTAGTTTGTCAATAGATAATCTATTAAAGCTAAATGGCAAAGATTGTTTATAAGTGAAACTTACTGTTTATTG